TGAGAGTTTTTGAGCCATGATAATATTTTACTAAAGCCAACTGCAAATGACTTCTGAAGTTGTAAACCTTGTTCCTGATGATGAGAGAGGTCGGACGGAATCTCTAATCGCTGAGATTTGTAACGATATTCGAGATCTTCTATTAGCCAAGAATCGGGCTTATGGGAATTCTGCATTAAAACCTATTAGAGTATTTAGTAAAGCCAGTGCTAAAGAGCAGCTCCTAGTCAGACTTGATGATAAGCTGAATAGGATTAAGCAAGGGAATGATATTTTAGAGAGTGATGAGGATGTGATCACAGACTTAATCGGATATTTAGTATTACTTAGGGTTTGGCAAAATGAAAATGGAGGATTTGGATCTCGATTATGATGAGTTAATGGAAGGATATTCAGAAGAGCTGGAATTAATGGATCTTATAGATTGGATAAAGCACTCTACTTGTTTTTCGGGGACCCCAAACCTCCGGGTTCTTGATTCCAATAACGGAAAAATCGACGTAAAACGTCCCCTGAAGGATCAAGTTCTTGAATCTTTTTTTCTAGATAATTAATACCTTTAATTTGGTTTACGTTCCCATTATATGTTTCATGTATGTTTAAAAGGCAATACTTTGATTTACATTTATGAGGTAGAAAAGTAGGAACTTCCTTATCTGCTGCTAAGAATAAATTAAGTTCAGATCTACGTTGATCAATAATAAAATCAGACTTATTTAACCAAGCTTTATTAATAAAAGGAGACCACTCTCTAATCAATTTTTTCTTGTGACAGCCTGAGTTAATAAGTTCTAACAGCTGAGAATTTTTAAATGGAATAAATCCATTACTAAATGCATAACTAATAACAGCTGCTTTCTTTTTCGGATTCAATGGCCAGAATACTATCTTTGAAAGCTTGTGAGATAGTATCTGTAAATCCGTATTTAATTGTTCATCTACTTCTTTTTCAGTTGCACGAGTTCTATGTGTAACAACCTTTCCATGTATCTCCATACTTCCATATCCTATTCTCCATATTGATTCTCCATGATCCTTATAAGAAGCAAAACGACCAGAACCCATTAGAGTTCTGGCCAGATTGTAGTGTTTTATTATTCTTAAAGAGTGTTCGTTTAAATAAGAAGTATTTAATTTAAGGGACATCTACTGTGCCACCAAAGGTGACCTCAGAATAACCATCTGTTTTCAATATGACAAGGTAATCTTTAGCAGCGTTAGTAACTGTCATACCGACAGCACCTTTACCTTTACCATTTTGTTCAATATTACTGAACCCTTTATATCCGGTAGGAGCAGAAGATCCTGCATAGACATCTTCTTGAAAGATCTCAACTGATTTAACACCTGTGCTTCTATCAATTGTTACGATTATGTCTCCTGTGCCACCTGGGTTAACACGGAAACCACGAATATTTTCACTGCGATCACAGGCATCTGTTGATCCGACATAGGTTATCTCAGCACCGTCTGTTTCGAGAGTGTCTAGAGTACCTGAAATTGTACGAGTAGCCATTTGTATTAAGGGACTTGATTAGCGTTTAGGAAAGATAGTTTGATATCAGCATCAATGCCATGTTCTTTCATAATTGCTATGAAAGTCTGACGTTCTACTGCTTTATTGTAAAGCATCTCAACAAAAGCCTCCTCCAGCTCTTCACGATCAAACTCTTTGATTGCAATAGCAGAGGCATGAATTGCAAACTGTTCAGTCATTGACAGTTCTGTTTCCATTAAATCAACCATTATTTCCCATCCTAACAGCAGAAACTATAGGTGCCATAGCTGTCAATCTTCATAAACTCTATTTTTTCTTAGAGATTTTGTATGAAATTTATCTTCACTTCTCTTCAAACCCTGATTTAACATGTAGGAACTACTAGCATTTATCGAATAAAAGATGATAATAAAAGTAAAGACAAATGGTTCCACTCGAACATATTTAGATCTATTACTATTCTAGACTCTATGATTACTGAAGCAGCAGAACAGGATTTCTTAATCTCAGCCATCAGTGGTGCAAGTAAAGCACAGATTATAAGACATATGGAAGAATATTATGACTGTGGTGAAGATGAAATAAAAGAATTAATGAAGATACATGAGTTCAAAAAGAAACCTAGATTTGTTAATTTTAAAAAGTTTTATGACCTGCAGATACCTGATACAGCAGAAAAATTAAAGTATCCTTTCACACAGATATACCTGCAAAAGAATTTTTTAAGTGAAGAAGAATGTAAAGAAGCTATTGAATACATGGAAACTGAATTACATCCTTCATCAGTTTCTAATGAAGATGACAGAGTAATGGTATCTCCATATAGAACATCTATGACCTGTAATTTCAGTCCTCATCTAACAAAATTAGGAGCTGATCTAACTATAAAGATAGGACATTATTTAGATTTAGATCCTTTCTTAGGAGAATCTATACAGGGTCAGAAATATGAAGAAGGTGAATTCTACAAAGCTCACTGGGATTCCTATCATCCTTTCTCTGCAGAATACAAAACTTATACCGAATGGATGGGACAGAGAACCTGGACTTTTATGATTTATTTAAATGATGTAGAAGAAGGTGGTGAAACACATTTTAAATATCTTGATCTAAAAATTAAACCTGAACGTGGACTGGCTGTTTTTTGGAATAATCTTTATGGGTTTGGTTGGCCTAATTATAAAACTATGCATGAGGCAATGCCTCCTATCAAAGGTAAAAAATATATTCTTACTAAATGGTATAGAGCCTGGTCTCTTATTTAGATATCACAAACAGGTATATCTTCTTCAACAGAACATGGAGCAGTGTCTATAGGTTCTTTCTTATTTTTTTCTATTAAATCTTCAGAAAAATCAGGTCTGTATTCATCTTTTGGTAAATATACTTCTACATATGATCCACATTTAGGACAAGAAAGATTAGTAACTATAGAAATCTCATCATTACAATAGTCTTCTCCACTAAAATCTGCTCCCCAGATTAACTGAACATCTGGTCCACAGTGCCAACAGTTCATCATGCTGCTTCCCTCTTGGTGTGTAATTTAGAAATAACGTGTATTGGTCTTCGATAAGTTTCTACCGTAGCTCCACATCTGGGACAGTCCAGATAAGTAACAAAATCAAAAGTATTTCGATAATCGTCATCATTATCCAGACGATTAGAACTTTTTTGAATTAATTCAGATTTACAGTAGTAACATTGCATGACACTAAACTATCGTGAAATTTGCTTTTAGCAACTACCAATTATAGTTACAAGCCCACCAGCCAGGAGTAAGTTTGTCTTTCTTTTCTGAACACTTATGACGTGCTTTAAAACTTGCTCTACGTTTAGGATCTTTATGTTGTAAGAAATCCTGCATACCTCTGTAACCAAATCTTACTATCTTTTGTTTACCATCATCACAGGCTTTAACTATATATTTTTGTTTAGCACCCTTTGGAGCCCTTTGGGGCTTATTACATTTCATCTTATCTTTTCTCATCTGGGCTTTACTTTTAGCCTCCTTACGACTAGCCATTACATGTAATTACTCACTCTCTCTGGGGCATTGATTTCTCTTCCAACCTTACCTTTCATAGCTCTTTCCCCTGCTTCAAGACCTCTTTCATCCTGAATTTTTCTAATAACACCCTCAACATCATAATCAGCTAAGAATTCTTTAGCATCTCTCATTACATATATCCTCCTGAAGATCCTCTCATAGATTCTCCCATAGATTTATCTTTCAAATTCTTTGTAAAACTCTTTAAAAAAACATCAGCCTCTGCAGGTAATCCTAACTCTCTAGCTTGTTCTGGATCATCTGTATCATATTTAGCTTCTAATGCTGCTGGTCTATCATTAAGTGCTCTTTTTCTAAAATCTTCCATTAATTTATCCAGGTGTTAGTGACCATACTACAAAATGCTGATCAATCCATTCTTTTATTTTACTAGCCCTCGCTTCTGAATAACATGGATGAGATTTATTATAGTAATCAAATACCAATTGTGATCCTTTACTGGAGTTACATTTACTGCAGCAGAGACCCATATTATTTCTGGTTGAATGACCTCCTTTTACTTTTGGTTTTATATGATCAATCGTAGCTGTTATCTCTGTCAGTGCTTCATCGCAGTACATACATCTCCATTCCCACGATTCAAAAATACTTTCTCTAAATTTCTTTCTCGCACTCTTCGGCCTGGTAACAACAAGGTTTTGTAATAAATCATTTTCCGTATGGAACATGGGCAATTCATGCTTCATTAGGTCAACCCTAATGTGCATACATTTTCCTCATTTAGTTATTACTGGATTCTCTGGAATGTTTAATTTTTTCTTCAACATCTTCTAACAATCGGAGTGTGTAATAATGAAATCTTTCTGTTACCCAGCGAAGATCTTCTTCCTTGACATCACAGTAAATTGATTCAAGAAGTAACTCACGAGAAGGAGATTTAAGATATTGAGATACTAATCCCAGAGCCTTGAATCTTCCTTGTGTGAATTCTTCAGTCATCAGCTACTCCCTATTACCTCTTCAATAACTTCATCTGTTTGTTTTTCTACTTTAGACATCTCTGTCTCAATAATATTAATAAGTTCAAGAGCACCTTCCACCTTTAAAAAACCTTCCTTTGTACGTATTAAATTATCCTCACTATTTTTAATGTTCGTACCAAGTTCTGTTCTCTGATCAAGCAGTTGTTTTTTAAGATTGGCGATTACAGTTTCCATAATTAAATGTAGTTAAACAAATACTACTGTGATTTATTCTCGGTAACAATCTTTATAGGTGCCTGTTCGATACGAAGTATCTGAGTAGGAGCAGATTGTGAAGCCTTCTCTATAAGCTTTTCGAAGTCAGCTTTAGTTAAATTTGGAGTCTGATTCTTATCCATCTTCATGGTGCCATCTCCTCTTTTACGTGCTGCCTCTACGCCAAATGTACTAAGTACCCCCGTCAGAATCGAAGCTGGGAAGGTGATATCCTTGGGTTCTGTGCTATAGCCTGGGATAGTTACGTAGTTTAAGCTAACAATAAAACCGGACCACCCAACTACAACAAGCCTTACTACAACTGAGATAAAGGCTAATTGCTCTTCTTTATCATCTATGTTGTCTTTAATTTTTTGAAAGACATTTTTTTTCTTCTTAGGATCTTCTTCTACCTTGTGATCTTTATGACAAGACATATCTAAAAGTGTATCTAAAGATAGTCTACAAGCATCAATTTTTGAT